CCAAAAGGCCACACCCCGCGTACCTATGCGGTTTGGCGACCGAAAAGCACCCCCACGGGGGCCTGTTGGGCTGGTGAGTATAGTGTGGTAGGCTCTTCCGTTTGCAAAGAGTAACTTTTGGGTCCCTTTTGGGCACTTATTAGCACATTTTAAGCACCCTGTGAGTAGCCAGAAAGGGCAATACATTCATAGACTTAGCCATATAGGCCCACAGAGCATAAATAGAGACCCAACCAGACCACTGTGTGACTATATGGGAACTTCACGAACAGGCATATATGGACTAGAACGTGACCTTTGTGTGAGCTTACCTGCCGTCTAGTTGGCTATATGGGTACTTAATTGACAAACCCCTTTAAAAATGCTACAATAAAACCGTATTATAGGCACTATATAGGACAAGACGGATTAGGCTTAAGCGACCTCTTCCTCCACACCTTTTCAGAGTGACTCAAGCGATCTCATCTACGGACATCATCTATCGACTCCCTCTGAGAAGACAACACCATCCAAGTTAAATCCCGCAGGGGACTATAGAGTAAGGAGTTTGAGATGCCTAACAAAGTAGGACGTCCAAGGAAGGCAGAGTTAGCGTCTACCAAAGACATGACAAAGAGAGAGCAGGCGCAGGCGCTTAAAGACTTTAGGGCCCGTCTACTTCTAAACCCGTCTTCACCTAAGCTGATTGAGAAACTCTTCGAGACGGCGTTAGACGACGACCACAAGAACCAAAGCGTGGCTATGAAAATATTGTCTGACCGCCTCTTGCCTGTCGCAGGCTTTACTGCTGACGGTAAGTCTCAGAGTGCTGTCCAAATTAACATCTCCGGCCTCGGTCAGCCCGACGCTGGTATTATTATTAACGGTGAAAGCGGGGAGATTGACGATGAGTGATTACCGCTACTTCACCTTAGACGAGTTTGATTGCCAACACACCGGCAACAACCAAATGGACCCTGTGTTCCTAACACGGTTAGACGCTCTGAGGGACGCATGCGGCTTTCCCTTCCGCATCACTTCAGGCTACAGGGATCCTTCCCATCCAGTGGAAGCAAAAAAGAAGAAAAGCGGCACACACTCACAAGGAATAGCCGCTGACATCGCCGTAGCAGACGCCTCACAGCGCCGTATTTTAGTCGCTCAAGCGCTCCGGCTAGGCTTTAATGGCGTAGGAGTAGCGCGTGGGTTTATACACGTAGACACACGCGAAACTACGCCTGTTCTTTGGCTCTATCATTAATGGCGGCTCTTAACTTAACCCTGACGGCTTGGCAAGAGACCGTATTTAAAGATCCTTGCCGCTTTAAGGTAGTAGCCGCTGGTCGCCGTACGGGCAAATCGTACCTTTCTGCCGTATCTCTTATCGTTAACGCACTTAACGGCAAAGACGGTAAAGTGTTCTACGTTGCGCCTACGCAGGGGATGGCTAGAGACATTCTTTGGGATCTGCTTTTTGACTTGGCTGGAGATATTATTGAGGCCAGCAACGTCAACAACTTAACTATAACCTTAGCGGGTAACAATACGATTTATCTAAAGGGCGCAGACCGCCCAGATACGCTTCGTGGGGTTTCGCTGAAATATTTAGTGCTAGATGAAGCGGCCTTTATGAAGCCGGACGTCTGGGAAAGCATCCTAAGACCGGCCTTATCAGATAAGAAGGGGAGCGCGTTATTCATTGGCACGCCAGAGGGAAGGAATCACTTCTATGACCTTTATTGTGGTGCCTCAAGCGGCGTATGGCCTGATTGGGATGCATGGACATTCTGCTCACGCGACAACCCTTACATAGATCCTGCTGAGATTGACCATGCCGAGGCTACGCTACCTCGCTGGGCGTTTGTGCAAGAATACATGGCATCCTTTGACGCGCAAGGTAGCGAATATTTTGACCCTAACGAGTTTCAATACTATGAAAAAAAGCCTAACAGTGCTGGTGATTTTTATATTGCTTGTGACCTCGCCGGTTTCGAAAATGACAGGGGGTCTAAGACAAAGAGAAGAGATAACTCAGCGGTTGCTGTAGTCTACGTTACAGATTCGGGTGATTGGTACGTCCACGATATAAAATACGGGAGGTGGACGCTAGATGAGACAGCAGAGACTATCTTTAACGCTGTTGCGGAGTATAGGCCGGTCAGTGTGGGCATTGAAAAAGGAATTGCACAGCAGGCCGTTATGGGCCCCCTATCGGACATTATGCGCCGTACTCATCGTACATTCCGTGTGGAGCTTCTAAGCCATGGCAACCAGAAAAAGGCTGATCGTATCCTCTGGGCTTTACAGGGAAGGTTTGAACATGGTAAAATACGTATTAGACGAGCTGATTGGAATCCGGCATTTATCGACGAAGCCTCAGCATTTCCGTCACAGCTAGTACATGACGATTTATTAGATGCAGTCTCGTACGTAGACCAGATGGCTATTATCCCATATTTGTCTGGCGATGAGATGCAAGACGATTGGGACCCCTTAGACGCAGAGGCAGGTTATTAATGAGCGAAGACATTTTCAACGGAGAGTTTGATGGCACCTCCTATGAAGGCGAACTAGCCTCGTGGGTTGTGAACAAAACACAAGGATGGAGAGATTACTACGAGGCAAACTATGCAGAGCGGCATGATGAGTATATGCGTCTCTACCGCAACAAGTGGGCCGCTGAGGACAAAGTGCGCGACTCAGAACGCTCTAAACTCATTGCTCCTGCTTTAGCGCAGGCTGTAGAGTCTAACGTAGCTGAGATTGAAGAGGCTACTTTTGGTCGTGGAAAAATATTTGACATTCGCGACAACTACGGTGACGAAGACCCCTCAGACATCGAGTACCTCCGCAACAAGCTCCACGATGATTTTGAGATGGCTAAGGTCCGCTCTTCTGTAGCCGAGTGCCTAATTAACGCCGCTGTGTACGGTACGGGAATTGGCGAAATCGTCATCGAAGAAAAAAAGGTATATACTCCAGCAACACGTCCTATGATGGACGGCTCTATGGCACAAGTAGGTGTAGAAGAGACATACCGTCCCCTCATTAAAATAAACCCCATCCAGCCCCGTAACTTCCTTATCGACCCTAATGCGTCTAGCGTTGACGAGGCTCTTGGTGTAGCCATTGACGAGTTTGTCTCTCGCCACACTGTAGAGATGCTACAAGAGCAGGGTGTGTACAAGGACGATGTATACGTAAGCGATGCGGCTTCTGATGTAGAGATAGAAAACGATCCTATGCTAGCCAGTCGTCCTACTGACCGTATTCGTCTCCTCAAGTATTATGGACTTGTACCACGCGATTACTTACTAGCCGAGGGTGTAGACGAAGAAGATATGAATGGCGACAGCGAGTACGTAGAAGCTGTAGTCGTTATTGCTAACGAAGGGACTTTGCTAAAGGCAACTGTTAACCCTTATATGTGTCAAGACCGTCCTATCATCGCATTCTCTTGGGATCTAGTCCCCTCGACCTTCTGGGGCCGTGGTGTGTGCGAAAAAGGCTACATGAGCCAGAAGGCTTTGGACACAGAGCTACGTGCGCGTATTGACGCACTGGCCCTCACTACGCATCCTATGATCGCTATGGACGCTACACGAATCCCTCGTGGACACAAAATGGAGATAAGGCCCGGTCGAGTCCTCTTGACTAACGGCGCTCCTCAAGAAAGCATTATGCCGTTTAATTTTGGACAGCTCAATCAGGTCAGCTTCGCCCAAGGTCAACAGCTCCAGAACATGGTGTCTCAAGCTACAGGTGCTGGTGAGGCTACGCAAGGAATGGTACAGAACGACGTAACAGCCGCTGGCATGTCTATGAGCCAAGGCGCTATCGTTAAGCGACAAAAGCGTACCCTTCTCAACTTCCAAGAAAACTTCCTTATACCGCTGGTACGTAAGTCGGCATTTCGCTACATGCAGTTTGACCCTGACAACTATCCAGTTAAAGACTACACGTTCCAGCCCTTTAGCTCACTTGGCGCTATGGCTCGTGAGTACGAAGTGGCACAACTCTCTCAGATCCTACAGGTTATCCCTGCGGACTCCCCTGCGCATGGCGCTGTCGTCACCTCTATTATTGACCATCTCAACGTCGGCAATAGAGAGCAGATCGTAGCGGCTATCGAAGCCGGTAATCAACCCAATCCGCAAGAGCAACAGATGCAACAGATGAAGATGCAAATTGAGCAGTCCATCGCACAAGGACAAGTTCAGTTACTGGGCGCTCAAGCCGCAGAGTCTCAATCACGCGCTCAGAAATACGATACGGAAGCACAGCTTGCTCCTACTGAGTTAACTTTAAAGTACAGCGATCAAAACAACGACGGAAAGCTAGACTCTGACTTCGAAAAGCGTGTTAAAACTGCGGAGCTATTGCTGAAGGAGCGCGACATCGCTGTAAAGGAAAGATCCTCGACAAACCCAGAAGCTCAGTTACGGCAAATGATGCAAGAAAGAGGTCCTTCAAACAACATGCAAGGTTCTTAAATTAAAAATCAACGAGCCCGACTAAGGAGTAAATTATGTACAAGTCATGCGGATGTAAAGGTAAGAAGTGTAACTGCGGATCTGGAGGTTACAAATAATGCCAGCGAAGCGAGGCCTATACGCCAACATAAATGCCAAGCGCAAAGCAGGCAAGACAATGAGAACAAAAGGGGCTAAAGGTGCCCCCACAGAGCAAGACTTTAAAAACGCGGCTAAGACCGCTAAGAAGATGAAGAAGTAATGCCACGCAAAGCAGGCCCCGCAAAGGGCAAGGCAAAAGTTAAGGTTACAGCTTCAGGTAAGAAAGTAAGCTACGGACAGAAAGGTGCTAAGGTGAAGCCTAACACTAAAAAAGGCGACAGCTACTGCGCCCGCTCTGCTGGTCAGATGAAAAAACATCCCAAGGCCGCTAAAGACCCTAACAGCCCCTTACGCCTTTCACGCAAGCGCTGGAAGTGCAAAGGCTCTAAGAGTTCAAAATAGTTTGACCGTACACTGAAGTTTTTGATATAATAGGTATTGAGGTCTATATGGCCTCCTTCCCACCCACAGCGCCCTAAAGGGAGAACGCATGCGTAATGTAACTGTAAAAGAGCTTGATGAAACGCTCACTCAGCTCAATAAGATTCTTGCTAGTCTGAACGCCCGAATAGAGGCGCTAGAGGAAGCCACAAAGGCCAACCCCACAGTAGCTCGTAAATCACCAGCTAAAAAGGAATCTTGATATGAACGAGCAAGAGAAAATTTTTGACGCCGCCCGAGAACTATTTAACACAGAGGGATGGCAAAACTTTGTATCAGACATTCAAAACAACATCGCCAGCATCCGCGTAGAAAGCATCGACGACGAGAAAGGCTTTTGGATTGCCAAAGGGCAACTTAACGTCCTCCACTCGATCTCAGGCTACGAAAACATGATGAAGGCGGCAGAAGAGCAGGAAGAAGAAGATGACGATGCGTCGGCTATATGACGTACGCTGTTCCGACTGTTCAGACGTAACTGAGGCGTTTGGCTACTCCAACGACATTTTCCGGTGCGGAACGTGTGGAGGTGAAGCCAAGCGCATCATTAGTCCCGTTCGTTGTAAGCTCGAAGGTGTGTCAGGGGATTTTCCCTCGGCCTCCGACAAGTGGGCAAAGCGACATGAACGTGCGGCTAGGAACGGGGATAACGGTTAAGCCAACTGCCTCGTAAACACTAACACCGAGAACCCTTACAGGACCGGAGATACTTAATGGCTAAGATAATAGACACCGACGTAACCGAACAAGAAGATAACTCCGCCGAGTTTGCTTCGCTCGCTGAAGAAGAAACTACAGAGGCCTCACAGGCCGCTCCTGAGGTAGCTCCTGAGGAAGAAGTAGCTGAATCTCCAGCAGGAGAAGAGTCTAACGAAGAGGAGCTTCCTGAGAAGTACAGAGGGAAGAGTGCCGCTGAATTAGCGCGCATGCATCAGAACCTAGAGCAGTTAATGGGTAAGCAGTCATCCGAAGTGGGTGAACTACGCAAGGCCGTAGACTCTTTAGTTCAGCAGTCCATGCAGGCTCAGTCAGCGACCGCAACATCCGCACCAGAACCCGACGTAGACGACTCGGACTTCTTTACTGACCCCAAGGGTACTGTAGAGCGTCTCATCGCCCAAAACCCAACGCTACAAAGCGCACAGCAAGTAGCCGCTGAGATGTCTAAACAGCAAGCACTTTCCACACTGAAGAATGCCCATCCCGACATGGATAAGATCCTAGGGGACGAACAATTCAAGCAGTGGGTAGGAGCCAGTAAGATCCGCTCAGAAATGTTCGCCAAGGCGGATCAGCAGTATGATTTTGAGCAAGCTAACGAGCTATTCTCTCTCTGGAAGGAGCGAGCGCAGGTCGTCAAGCAGACTAAGGCAGTCGAAAAGCTAGAGCAAAAGCGACAGCTCAAGAAGGCCTCAACAGGATCAGCTAGAGCAAACCCAGAGGGGAAAGCTGTAAAGAAGGTCTATCGTCGTCGTGACATTATCGACCTAATGAACCGCGATCCAAAGCGTTACCAAGCCATGCAGAACGAGATTATGCAGGCTTACGCTGAAGGACGCGTTAAGTAAACTCTATTGGCCCGTAAGGGCTATTAACCTTTAAGGAAACAGTAAAATGGCACTTGGTACTAACCATGTAACTAACACTACTGCGGCGACTTTCATCCCTGAAATTTGGTCGGATGAAATTATCGCGGCATACGAGAACGCTCTTGTCGTTAAACCCCTTGTCCGTGCGATGTCTATGACAGGCAAAAAAGGCGACACCGTTCACATTCCTAAGCCAGATCGTGGCTCTGCTTCTGCAAAAAGCGCTGAAACTGAAGTTACTTTGATTACTGGCACTACTACAGAGCTAGTTGTAACTATCGACCAGCACTTTGAGTACAGCCGTCTGATCGAAGACATCACTGACGTGCAGGCTCTTAACAGCCTTCGTTCTTTCTATACTGAAGACGCTGGCTATGCGCTTGCTAAGAAAGTAGACGATGCTCTGATTGCTGAAGCGGCTAACTTTACTGCACAACTCCAGTGCGGCGCTTCTGGCACTGCGGCTTCTGCTGGTACTGCTGTTGCGTTTAACGACGCTTCTTTCCGTGACGCTGTTCAGACTTTGGATGATAACGACGTCCCTATGTCTCAACGTGTATTCGTTATTCCGCCAGCGGTTAAGAATGCAATGCTGGGAATCAGTAACTACATCTCAACTGATTTTGTCACTGGCAAGCCTGTTGAGAATGGCAAGATCGGTTCTTTGTACGGAGTAGATATTTTTGTTTCTACTAACCTGCCTACTGAGAACACTGACGAGAAAGCCGCTCTTCTCATGCACAAAGATGCTATGGTCTTTGCTGAGCAAGTAGGTGTCCGCGTACAGACTCAGTACAAGCAAGAGTACCTTGCAGACTTGATGACTGCTGACACTCTTTACGGTGTTAAGACCTACCGTCCAGAGGCCGGTGTGGCACTTCACTGCGCTATTTAAGTAGCAGACTAACAGGGGGGGCCTTAGGGTCCCCTTTCCTCATTTCTCTCACCCGCATAGGTTATAAACATGGCAACAATTAAGCTAAAGAACGGTTCAGGCGCGCCCCTCGCCACTGACTTAGTGCAGGGTGAGCCCGCCCTCGATTTAACTAATAAGCGACTGTACACTGAAGATACACTAGGCGCTGTAATCGAAGTAGGCGTAAACCCCACAGAATTAAACGTAACAGGTAACATCACTGTAGGCGGTACTGTTGACGGGCGCGATGTCGCGACTGACGGTACTAAGCTGGACGGTGTTGAGTCTGGGGCTACTGCTGACCAAACAGCCGCAGAGATTCGTACACTGGTTGAGTCCGCTACTGACTCTAACGTCTTTACCGATGCAGACCATACTAAGCTAGATGGTATCGAAGCCTCAGCAGACGTAACGGACACAGCCAATGTCACAGCCGCTGGTGCCTTGATGGACAGTGAGTTGACTGACATCACTGCTGTTAAGTCTTTGGATCAAGGCGTTGCTACTACTGACTCACCAACCTTTGCAGGTCTTACGACTACGGCTGACGTGTCCTTCGGTGACAACGACAAGGTTATCTTCGGCGCTAGTTCTGATCTACAGATTTATCATACCGGCTCACCAAGCTCAAACAGTGTAATTGAAGATGCTGGCGCAGGAAATTTGCTCCTTAAGTCAAACGGCAATGGCATTCAATTTAGAGACGGAAGCGATAGTCTTGTTTTTAATGTTGATCTTGATTCTGCAACAACGCTTTACCACAACACAAGCGCAAAACTTGCCACCACCTCCACAGGCATCGACGTAACGGGTAGTGTGACGGCTGATGACGTTGATTTATCCACTAAAGCCGTCATTCAGGGTGCAACTCCCCGTATTGAGTTATTCGAGTCTGACACAACGGATTTAAACACTCGAATAAGAAATACAGGCGGTGAGCTTCAAATCCAAAGCACTGACGATGCTGGGACTACATCTAAAACACGTATAGCTATAGACCATGCTACGGGCGATATTTCGTTTCGTGAGGATACAGGATCAAATGCAAAGCTCTATTGGGACGCTTCTGCTGAATCATTGGGGATTGGTACAGATTCTCCCTCTACAGAACTTGATGTAGCTGGAACAGTAACTGCTAATAGTTTGACTGTAAATTCTGGAAACACTAATACAACAAGTTTTTTCCAATCTACAGACGCTACAGCGGACATAGTAGTCGCTGACACCAACACCTCTAATGTGATACGAACTAACGCTGGCGGTTTATTCATAAACACAGGCGGCACTGCAAGCGCTCAAGGAACAGGCGCAACACCAACAGCACAATTTGCTACTAACGGCGACGTATCTCTGTATGAGGATACGGGGACAACTGCGAAGTTCTTCTGGGATGCTTCTGCGGAGTCGTTGGGTATCGGTACGGATGTCCCAGCCGAAACATTACATGCCGCTGGAAACATAAGGATAGGTGATACCGGAGCCTCAGAGTTATACACAAACACATCTGAGTTGAGGCTTGGTGTTGACAAAAACGACGACAACGATACGTCTAACATTACGTTCTATGCAAACGATTCTGAAAAGGTTCGCATGGATAAAGACGGACACCTTATTGTTCCTAATGGTGTGACGCTAGGTGTGGCAGTAGATGCTTATGCGGATGCGAACACGCTAGATGACTACGAAGAAGGGACGTTTACTCCAGAGCTTGCTGATGCGGCTAGCGGCGGCAATACTGCAACAACTACAACTTCCACAGGTGTTTACACTAAAGTAGGTAACTTAGTTATCCTTAATATGCGTTTTACTGACATTGACACTACAGGTCTTACAGGAACTAACACTCTTTTTGTTCGTGACTTACCTTTCACTAATGCTTCTTTAGCGCAGAACCAATGCGAAGGACCAGTAAGGATGGATTTGGTAGATGTGCCTACAGGAACTTATTCAGCCACCTTTGCTACCGTAGCTAATAACACTTACGGCAGTGTTAGAATCAGTGTAGATAATAGCAACGATGTTCAGATAAAAGTTCAGGATATTAACTCTGGGTCTTCTGATATTTTTATAACAGTACAGCACTTTGTATAACCCTATAGCCTCAGTGGACTCTGGGGCTGGACTAACAGGAGACAACAATGTCACTAACTAAAGAAACAACGGCAGACAAAATTGAAGTAGTAACCGCTGGCGACACTACAGTCGTTCAAGTACGGACTGCTACTAAGATCGTTGAGGATGGCGCTGTCATCTCTCAGTCTTATCACCGTCACGTAATCAACTCTGAAGATGATTGGTCATCAGAGCCTGCTAATGTGCAAGCTATCTGCAATGCAGTGTTTGTGTAAAAAAATATGATAGACCCTGTAACTGCCATTGCGGCGGCGTCTAAAGCGTATGCTATGACCAAAGCAATGGTGGAAGCAGGGCGGTCTGTTGAGGACACGATGACTCAACTAGGCACATGGTATGGTCATGCTTCAGATGTACTTTATGCTGACAAGAAAGCTAGAAATACAAACCCTTTTAAAAAGGTGGTGTTTAGTAAAAGCGTAGAGGCTGAAGCGGCAAGAGCTTTTGCGGCAAAGAAAAAGTTGCAAGCTCAACAGAAAGAATTGTTGTCAATGATTGGCATGGTTTATGGCAAAGACGGCTTAGATGAGTTTAGAGCCTTAAAGCGACAAATAGCGGCGCAGAGAGAGCGAGACGTTTATAGACAACAAGAGTTAAAAGAAACAATTCTTGAGTCTTTTTTAGTGGTCGTACTAGCAGGGTTAGCGTCAGTGTTAATTATGTTTATGTTTACAAACAGTACAAAGTAATAAGGATATAGTGCAATGGGAATAATTGCGACAAATGGCATTTTTGGAGTGCAGTCAAGTAGTGGTGGCGGTGGAGGAGGAACATATACGCCGACGCTAAGGTATGCACGTCTTACCCTTTCGGGAGATTTTCGTTGTGGTGGTTCATGGGCGGCTGTCGATACCTTTAACACCAGAGACAAGGACACCTCTACAAGCAATGCCTTGACTGCTACTCTTGCTGACGGCAAACTCATTGTTCCTGCTGGTGTAGATAAAATCAGAATTAGGGCTTCACTTTCTTCTGACAGCACGGGAAGTAATTTAGAC